CCTTTGGGAGGCAAGCATGGAAACCCTGAAAGCCATTGGACTCGGAATCGTATTCGTAGCAGTCCTTCTAGTCGCTGCAATCGTCGGTCAGTCCAAGTTATCCAAGTCGGATTACTGCGAAATCAACTACCGACTGGATGGAACTTGGGAAGCCGTGGGATGGAACCCCGAAGATGGATTCCCCCGAACCGACTGCGAACTCCCATCCGATCGGTTCACCGAAGAAGATGGAACTTGGGACTGGAAGTGAGAAAGGCCCCCAACCCGAAAGGGAAGGGGGCCTCTTTCATTCACAAATCAGAACGCCTCTTCGTCAATGTCGGGGACAGTCTGCTTCGCTGCCGGACGACGATTGCCGCCCCCAGCCTTCGCAGAACCATCACCGCTTGACTCACGACGAGTCACGCCTTGGATCGAACGAGCCGACACGCCGATGTCATCAACGACGAGTTCAACCTTCGAACGCTTCTGGCCGGTCTCCTTGTCTTCCCAAGACCGTTGCTCCAGACGTCCCGTGACGATGACTCCGATGCCCTTCTCCAGAACGTCGGCTGCATTCTCGGCGGTCTGTCGCCAAGCCACGCAATCAAAGTACGAAACCTTCTTCTGCTGTTCGCCCTCTGCGTCTCGCCACACATGGTTGACGGCGACTGCGAAAGCCAACTTCGCTGTTCCGTTCCCGGTGTACGAGAGGTTCGGGTCGGCAGTCAGGTTGCCGGTAAAGGTAGTTGGTGATGTTGCCACTAAGGTTTCTCCTTGTTATCGCCCACTCTGCGTGAGCGGAAGTTGACTTTAGCATCGACTCTGTTAGTGTGTCAACTATGAACACTTCTGAGGCACGACTTCGAATCCACACGCTGATGTCTGAGGCCATGTTTGAAATGGTTGATGGGCCTGACCTGAGCGGGACTGAGCGGGAGGAATTGCGGGAGGACATGGCGAATGCCGCAGATGTCCTTCTCGAAGTCCTTGATTTGAAGGTTGATTCGGTGGATGGCAAGCACGCAAAGGTGACACTCCGACTTGAAGAAGATGACTAATCACTTGACAAGTTGGTTGTGGTCTGCTACTATTACTTTCAGCGGTAGTAAATAGCCGCATACAACTAGAAAGAAATGGAGAGGCCCGGCCCCATCAAGGAGCCGGGCCTCTCCGCGCCTTAGGTCAAAGCAACTCTACGACAAGAGTGCGACCCAAGTCTGCGGACCGACGATCCCATCAACCGCGAGACCGCGATCTGACTGGAACCGACGAACCGCACGATCCGTTGCCGGACCGAAGGCACCATCAGCAACAAGCGGATAACCACGACCATTCAGACCTGTCTGAAGGATCTTCACAGCCCCGCCACTCGAACCCTGACGAAGCACCTGCTTGGTGGCATCCTCAAGAGCAGCGAAGAACGGATTGTCCGGAACCGTTTCTTGAACGGCGGGCAAGTTGTTCAGAAACACGAACAAATCATGCGTTGCCTGTTCCGTTGCCGGACCCCAAATGCCATCTGGCGTGACCCTGAGGTTCTTCTGCCATTGAATCACAGCCCTTTCGGTCTGAGGTCCGTAGATTCCATCCTGATTCACACCAACGATCTTCTGGATTCCTCGAACTTTGTCGCCTGTCGATCCAACTCGCCAGACAGCCTGCGGCGGAATCGGGGTTGGGACTGTCGGGGTCGGTGGGACTAGCGGAAGTACGCCAGCGTGACGTTCGATTGCTTGAAGAAGAAGAGAGTCGAATACCCATCGGTCTTCACGTCGACTCCATGCGTCTGAACGATCTGCTGGCTGAACATCGCCGTGGTGGGCCAGTCCCGGTCGGTCTTTGACTCCTTCACCGATGAAGTTCGCTGCTGAAGACACGTCGATTCCGTTACGTTGCCAGAACTCAACGATTTCACGGGCCATGTTGTCGATTTCGATCTTGGTGAACTCGGAGTCGACATTGAGGGCTGCGGATGGTGCGGCGATGGCGATCATCCAACAGCGACCGTTGAATCCAGACGTTGCGACCCCGAAGGCAACGTAGTCATCTGGCATGAGGTGAACGGCGGCATTGGGTTCTGAGTCGACTATGACGTGATAACTGCCCGGATCCTGCCTACGCGAAATGAAGGCCGCGGTGTTCTCTGCTGAGGTTGCTCCGCCTGAACCTTCGGTCGTGTGGATGACAACGCCCCCGGAGATTCCGTTGTTGCGGGACGGGTAGAACTGACGGCTTGCGGGTGGGTTGTCAAGGAGGTAATACCCCATTTGAGCCTCTTTCGTATGGGTTTGGGTGACTTGTTTATGGTACTTCAGATTTTTTTTGATTCTGACTTGACAAGAGTTGGCGGCGATAGTAAGGTCTTTTTCACGTCACCAGCGCGTCGCCTTTCCCCCAAGATTGCGACACCCTTTCCGCCGAGGGTTGCTAAGTGACTAGGCCAGCCGCTCCGGTACCCGCCACCGTTGAGCGGCTGGCCACCCTCTCTCTAATTGCTACTTACTATTCTCCGATAAATCTGAATAACTAACTTGACAACCCAAGACAAGTTCAGTAAGATCTATCTGAAGTTACTAATCCGGTTCGCAGGAGGACCAAATGGCACATGATCTAGAAATCGACAGCAAAGGCGCACGAATGGCGTTCGCCGGAGAAGTCCCGTGGCACCGCCTCGGCAAGCAAATGAATGGTCTCCAAACCATCGACGCAATGCTCGAAGCAGCACGAGCCGACTTCGAAGTCAAGTTGACACGAGTCGCGGCAATCGATGAGGACGGCAATTTCATCCTCAACCCCGACGGCACACCAGTCATCATCGAAGACTCGCGAGCAACAGTTCGCGTAAACCCCGACGGAACAGCCGACGGTCTCGCAACCGTTGGAACCCGATTCCATGTCAAGCAGAACCGTGAAATCACCGAACGTGCACTCGCAGTCATCGGAGCATCACACGGAGATGCAGTCATGGACACGATGGGTGTTCTTGACGGAGGACGAGAGTTCTTCGCAAGTATCGACCTCGGAACCCTCGTCATCGACCCGACCGGTGTCAGCGACCGAATCTCCCGATACCTCCTCGTCCGCAACGGACACAACGGCAAGGTTCCGATCACCTACGCAAACACCAACATTCGGGCCGTGTGCAAGAACACAGTCATGATGGGTATGCGAGATGCAGAACGAGTGTTCCGTGCCCGACACACAGCCAACGCCGACACGGCAATCGACGACGCACAGAAAGTGTTGGAGATCAGCACCGAATGGGCGAAGCAGTTCAAGATCACCGCAGAGCAGATGCTCGCAATCCCCACACCGGGATCATCGGGACGTATCGACCGGGTACTCAACACCGTGTTTCCAGAGAAGTCCGGTGAAACGGATCGGCAGAAGAACAACCGTTTGGAGATCCACTCTCTTGTTCGTGGGATCTACGGAAACTCTCGGAACTCAGCGAACTACGGTGAGAACGGCTGGTCCCTTTACAACTCGGTGGTCGAATACTTGGATCACTATCGGGATGCGAAGCCTGATGAGCGTGCCCTCACCTCAATGGATGAGAACTCTTGGGTGACGAAAACCAAGTTGGCTACTCAGTCGGCGGTATTGGCACTCGCCTGACCGTATCTCTCAGTACGCGAAAAGGCCCGGTTCCGCAGGTGTGGGACCGGGCCTTTTCTATTGGCTTTTTGAAGTGCGACCGTTACTGTCACTAACGGCTGATCTGATGATACAGCGTCAGTTCATGATCGCTTTTGGTTAGAGCCAGCCGAATTTACGACTACACCCCGGCCAAGCGCCCCACCCGGATGAGGCAAGGACTTTCTCCGCCACGATGATTTGTTGTTCACGAGTGGCTTCCCACGGATGCGGTGCGAACTCGCCACCGCCGAATGACAGCCACGTTGAGTAACTGCGTTGGTGCATGAATTGGAGTCCGCCACCAAACCCGTTGCCGGTGTTACACCCCCAGTTGCCTCCGCATTCGCATTGAGCGAGTTGATCCCATCGACTGCCAGTCCCGGGGTCGTAGTTTGCGACAGATGTTGCACTTGCGCGTGTCGCTGCTTGTGCTGCTGCCGCTGCTTGTTCCGCTTGTTGCTTTTCGACTTCGGCAGCGTGTTCGCCAACTGCTTGTGCGATTGCTGCTTCCGCTGATGCAACGTCGGGTGCTGTAATAACAATCGTCGTTTCCGGCGATGCTATTTGTTCGTTAGTAGTTCCAGTTTCTTGTGCCATCGCAACTGTTGTTGCGGTTGTGATGACGATTGCTGCAAGGATGAATACCAACATTTTGTTGCGCATTCATTTCTCCTGTCTCTCGGTCGGGTATGTCAGTACGTTGTTTTTGGTACTGAATAGTTTACCCCAGAGCCCGGAAGTGTTGCGATTCGATTACAGAAACGTCAGATTCGCTGTTGTGGGAAGTTGTTGCCGCACGGTAAGTGTGCGAACAGTTCGTCGTAACTCCTGACACAGCATTTCGTGCATTCGAGGACGTCGCCGTCGAATCGCCAGTCGTGCGTTAGGAAGTTTTGTGATTTGGTTTTTTCTTCGATCGTGAATGTCACGACGATTCCTTTCGGTAGTAGGTATTACAGATACTAATAGATCTATCCAGTCTTGTCAAGTCCCAACTGAACATACTTTCCGACAAGAGTGCGTGCCATGTCAACCTTTCCCGCTTCACCGCCCTCGGTAGCAGCATTCACAACAGAACGCTTCGACTGCACAACATCATAGATTTCCTCATCAACAGTTCCAGCAGCGAGAAGATACGTCGCAGTCACCGAACCCAACTGACCAATCCGATGACAACGAGAATACGTTTGATCAACATCAGCCGGAGTCCACGGCAACTCAGCAAACAACACATCCTGAGCAGCCGTCAACGTATGACCCGTCTTCGCAGCCTGAATCGAAAGAACAATCACCGGGGCTGACGTCACATCTTCGTTCATGAAACGTGCCTTGTGCGCTTCCACTTCAGCCACGTCTTGTCCACCCTGAATCTTCAGTCCACCGAACCTGCGTGCAAGTTCATCAACAATCTCTCGGTGATGTTCAGCAATAACAACTTTGCGTCCCTCACCGTTTACCTGTTCCACCCACTCGGTGATCACGCCCATCTTTGCTTTAGCGGCAAGGCGACGCAACACACTCAACCGAACCAAATGTTCGTTGGATTCAGCGGCCATGCGCGCGCGTACCTGTGCAGACTTGACCGACATTCCAAGTTCGAGTGCGATTTCTGCGGCACGTTCCATCAGCCACTTGATGATGTCTGCCTCTGCTTTGCGGTACTCCCCCATCGGTCCCGCATCCCCCGCAACCACGAGTGGTGCGTGCATCACAGGCGGCAGATCCTTCAGCACTTGTTCCTTGACACGACGCACATAACATGTTGATCTCAGTTTGTTGTTGAGTTCATCCAAGTTTGAGTTGCCGTCGATGTGCCATTTGCCCCATTTATCTCGGAACGCTGCACAGTATCTGCGATAGAAACCCCACTTGCCGCCGAAGTCTTGAAGGCGACCAAGAAGTTCGAGTTGTGCTGCGTATTCGGCTGGGCGGTTCGTGATCGGTGTTCCGGTGAGCGCAAGAACGAGTCCGTCTGTCGGGACTGTCTTCGCTACTTTGATTGCAGCCTTTGTGCGTTGAGCGTCATAGGTCTTTGCGTAATGTGATTCGTCCGCAATCATTGCCTGATGACTCTTGACATTTTCTGCCCAATGTGCTATGTTGCTCCAACCGAGAACAACTACGTCGTATGACCCTGCATCAGGAAACGACTTTCGGTCCGTGACCACAGCAACCCGTCGGTCAGGT